CGATCCATGTAAACCATTATACACTTATGGGTAGGTATGTCAAATGTTGTCTATTTTTGTCCCTATAGGGACATGAGTGTGTAGCCCCCCCTTGCCCCCCACCCGCCCCCCACCCCCCTTTTTGGTCACGCTATTTTTTATATATACATATTTAATAATCTGCACAAACAATTTAAAATTTTTTGAAAAAAACTACTAATCCTAAGGAGTAGTAGGTTATCTCCCAGAAAACCCCCCGTCATTTATTTTTTACCTCCCCTGTTTCCTTAAATAATATTTTTTGATACATTACTGTATTTATGGAGAAAAGCATGGACGATGCCAGAAAAACTGTGCCTAACTGGGAGCACAATATTGAGAAAACTAATATTAATACAGAAAATGTAGCAACTAGGATGTTTAAGAATATAGAAGACCCAGTAAATCACCCCAAACACTACACAGAAGGCGGCATAGAAGTAATTCAATATATCCGAGCAAAACTAGGCAAAGACGGATACATAGCGTATTGTATGGGCAATGTTTACAAATATACGTCTAGGTATAAACATAAAGGCGGAGTGCAGGATTTGCAGAAAGCCAAAGTATATCTAGATTGGGCTATACAGGAATATATAAAAGGATGAGTGATCTTTCAGTATCTTTTGATAGTGGTATACCTTTACCTGTAGATTTATCTACAGATGCATTAGGGGATGTGCTTGATAGAGCTAAAGTAGCCTGTCAAACTGCGTTGGCGTTAGAAAACTTTGGGGTGCAAATAGACCCTACAGAAGACGATAAAGAAGATGCTCGTCAAGTATATTCAGGAGAAAAAGAAGTATCCGTAGCTCTTGAGAACCCTGCTGTTGGAATGCACCTTGCAGCTTTACTAACAGAATATGATAAACAAGTTGTAGAAAGTTCTGCACAATTACGCACCTACGTAACTAATAGACTTATAGAAGAATCTAATTCTGACGATGCTAAGATTCGTATGCGGGCCTTAGAGTTACTTGGTAAGATTACAGATGTAGGGTTATTTTCTGAAAAGACTGAAATAACTATAAAACACCAAAGCACTGAGGAGTTAGAGAAACGTCTGTATGAGAAGCTAGAAAAAGTTATAGATGTAGAGGAGGCAGAAATAGTAGAGCCCATGCCTAAACTGCAATCGCCTAATATGGATAGAGTACACGAAAATATAAACTTAGAGGGTAAATCTTTTAGTGAGCAACGAAAACTAATAAAACCAGAACCTGTTAAAAAATGACCCCACAACAAGTCCAACAGATTAAAGCCAAAATACCCCATATGTCGGTGTATGAAAAAACAGAGACTTTGGAGTTGTTGGAGGAGTTAGAAAAACGTCAAGAACGTAGAAAAGCAGAAAAAGAGTTTATTAGATTTGTAAAAGCAATGTGGCCTGAGTTTATAGAAGGGCGACATCATATAAAAATGGCTAAGGCTTTCCAAGAGGTAGCAGAGGGTAAAACTAAGCGACTTATTATTAATATGCCGCCCCGTCATACTAAGTCGGAGTTTGCGTCTTATCTGCTACCTGCTTGGTTCTTGGGTAAATTTCCTAGTAAAAAAATTATACAAACGTCCCATACTGCAGAGTTAGCCGTGGGTTTTGGTCGTAAGGTCAGAAATTTAGTAGGTAGCGACCAGTATAAAGAGGTGTTTCCTACGGTACATTTACAATCTGACTCTAAAGCGGCTGGTCGATGGAACACAAATGTGGGTGGTGACTACTTTGCTATTGGTGTAGGCGGTGCTGTAACAGGTAAAGGTGCTGATTTGTTAATCATTGACGACCCACACTCAGAGCAGGAAGCTGTTATTGCTGAAACAAGCCCTGAAGTCTACGATAAAGTTTACGATTGGTACACATCTGGCCCAAGACAGCGTTTGCAACCGGGTGGTTCTATTGTTGTGGTGATGACAAGGTGGGCAAAACGAGACTTGACGGGGCAAGTTATTAAGGCAAGTGCTCAATATGGGGGTGATGAATGGAAAGTTATTGAATTTCCTGCTATATTGCCTTCTGGAAACCCTGTTTGGCCTGAATTTTGGGCAAAAGAAGAGTTAGAAACGCTAAGAACTCAACTTCCGGTGTCAAAATGGCAAGCTCAGTATCAGCAAAGCCCTACATCTGAAGAAGGAGCACTGATAAAACGGGAATGGTGGCGTGTTTGGGAGCAAGACAAACCTCCTCCGTGTGATTTTATTATTCAGTCGTGGGATACTGCGTTTTTAAAAACAAATAGGGCCGATTATTCTGCTTGCACGACATGGGGGGTGTTTAACAGAGAAGATGAAGATACTGGGCGTACTGTTCCAAACCTTATATTGTTAGATGCGTATAGAAAACGCATGGAGTTTCCAGAATTAAAGTTAGTAGCACAAGAACATTACGCAGATTGGGAACCAGACGCACTAATAATAGAGGCAAAAGCTGCTGGAGCACCATTAGTATTTGAATTACGGGCTATGGGTGTACCCGTGTCAGAATTTACCCCTACTAGGGGAAACGATAAAATAGCTAGGGTAAACGCAGTTACAGATTTATTTGCTTCAGGGGCGATTTGGGCTCCAGACACTAGATGGGCTCAAGAAGTTATAGAAGAGATTGCATCGTTCCCTGCAGGGGAGCATGATGATTATGTAGATAGTACAACTCAAGCACTGTTAAGATATAGACAAGGCGGGTTTATTAAATTAGGGACAGATGAGGAAGAAGACGAGTTTAAATACCTAAGACGTAGGAAGACTACGTATTATTAAAGGATTAATTATGGAAAGTAACGGACAATTTAAAGATTTTGTAGAGTTTAATAAATCTAGAGCTAACGAAATGCTTGAAGTTATGAAAAAAGATTTCGATGAGAGGGTAACAGATCACTATAATATGTATACTTCGCTTATAAAGAAGCTTGAAGGAAGAGATAAAACTATAGCAGAACTCTCAGATCATTTACGCAGGGCTCATATTAAGATACAAAGCTTAGAGCACACATTAAAGGATTTAAAAAATGGCGGTTGAACCAGCACTACAAGTAGGTATAGAAACAATTACAGAAGAAGCCCCACAGGATATTGAAGTTACGGCAGGTGAGCCTGAAACCGCAGTAGATATAGAGATAAAAGATGACGGCAGCGTAGAAGTCGTTATGGGCGGGGATGCTGAAGATGTACCTGATACGGGCTTTAATATTAATTTGGCAGAAAATATGGGGGAGGACGAACTAACCTCTATAGCCGATGATTTAATAAACTCATTTAATTCTGACGATGATAGTCGTACAGAGTGGAAGAGAACATACGAAGATGGGCTAAATCTTTTAGGTTTGAAAATAGAAGAGCGAACTGAACCTTGGGATGGAGCTTGTGGAGTGTATCACCCACTATTATCTGAAGCGGTAGTTAGGTTTCAGTCTGAGGCTATAACCGAGACATTCCCTGCAGCTGGCCCTGTGAAAGCACAGGTTATAGGTAAAATTAATAAAGAAAAAGAAAAAGCCGCAGAGCAAGTCCGTGACGATATGAATTACCGTCTGACAGAAGAGATGACAGAATATCGCCCAGAACACGAAAGATTGTTATGGAATTTGGCGTTGGCTGGATCGGCATTTAAAAAGGTTTATTATGATCCTGCTATGGGTAGGCAGTGTGCAGCATTTATACCTGCAGAGGATTTAGTAGTTTCTTATGGGTCATCTGACCTAAATACCTGTCCTCGTGTAACCCATATTATGCGTAAGACTGAAAATGAGGTTAAGTTTTTACAAGTCGATGGGTTCTACAGAAATGCTGATTTAGGAGACCCCGGATTTTTACGTACTGATATACAGAAGAAAAAGGACGATACAGAAGGGGTTGACTTGACAGAAGACAGTCGGTACGAACTTCTTGAAATGCATGTAGAATACGATTTAGGGGAAGATGACAACCAAATAGCTCTTCCTTATGTCATTACTATGGATAGGTCGTCTTTAACAATACTATCTATATATCGTAATTGGAGTCCTGATGACCAACTCAGGAGAAAACGTAATCATTTTGTACATTACACATATGTACCGGGATTTGGATTTTATGGATTTGGACTTATACATTTACTTGGTGGGCATGCTAAGTCTGGTACTTCTCTACTTCGGCAGTTAGTTGATGCAGGTACATTAAATAACTTACCCGGTGGGCTTAAAAGTAGAGGGTTGCGTATTAAAGGGGATGAAACCCCTATTATGCCCGGTGAGTTTAGAGATGTAGATGTACCCGGAGGTAAAATACTAGATAACATAGCCTTTTTACCCTACAAAGAGCCTTCCCAAACACTGTTAGCTTTATTTAATAATATTATAGATCAAGGTCGATCTATGGCAGCGGTGTCCGATTTTAAGGGTATTGATCTTAACTCTGAAGCTCCTGTAGGCACAACTTTAGCTATTTTGGAGAGAATGTTAAAAGTTATGAGTGCGGTTCAAGCTCGTATGCACACCTCTATGAAAACAGAGTTTAGGCTAATTAAGGATATAGTTAGTCAGTATATGCTTACCGATAACGTAGAGGAGCAAAAGGCGTATAACGAAGTAGATATTATTCCTGTTAGTGATCCTAATGCAGCTACTATGTCTATGCGGGTTGTCCAGTATCAGGCAGCTCTACAGTTAGCGTCCCAAGCCCCACAATTATACGATCTTCCTAGGTTACATCAACAGATGTTACAGACGTTAGGTATTAAAGAAGCGTCAAAATTAGTACCTATGGAAGAGGATATGACTCCAAAAGACCCTGTAAGTGAAAACATGGCATTACTTACAGGCAAACCAGTAAAAGCCTTTTTATATCAAGACCATGCAGCACATATCCAGACACATATGTCTGCGGCACAAAACCCACAGATTACTCAACTTGTGGGGCAAGGCCCAATGGCTAATGCAATACAAGGAGCTCTAGCAGCTCACATAGCCGATCACGTAGCTATGCAATATAGAGCAGAAGTAGAGAAACAAATGGGTGTAGAACTACCTCCACCAGATCAACCGTTGCCTAAAGAAGCAGAAGTTGAAATATCTAAACTAATGGCACAAGCATCAACTCAGGTACAACAACAGTCTATGACCGAGCAAGCTCAACAAGAAGCACAACAAAAAGCTCAAGACCCACTTATTCAAATGCAGCAGCAAGAGTTGGCTATTAAGGAAGCTGAAGTTAAGCGTAAATCAGCAAAAGACCTTATGGACGCTATTATTAAGAATGAGGAAATTGAGACTGAAAAACAGATTGAAGGAGCTAAACTTGGTGTTGAGTTAAGCAAACAGGAAAACGATTTAACTGCAAAACAAAAAGCGGAAGGGTTTAAGATTGGGTTAGATGTAGCAAAAGACCTTACTGAACCTGATCCAAAAGAAAGGGTTTAATGGCTAGTTTTGAAGACGTATTTAAAGAAGATTTACGCAAAATAATGAATGATTACGCTGACACAGTATCTACTGGCGGTGCAACGGATTTCCCCCACTATCGGCATCTGGTAGGGGTTATAGAAGGTTTAGCTTTAGCTGAAAGGACTTTCTTAGACATAATTGATGCTGCTAAAAAATCTGAGGAGTAATATGAACTCTGCTGTAGGAACCATAGATGTCGATAAGACATTGGAAGAAGTAAACCGTATAAAAGATAAATCACTTAGACTCCCTATACCAGTCGGTTATAAGATATTGGTTACATTACCAAAAATCGAAGAAAAAACCGCAGGGGGTATTATAAAACCAGATAGTGTAGTGGATAGAGAAGAAACAGCCGCAAATATTGGGTTTGTTGTAGCTCTAGGCCCAGATGCGTATAAAGATAAAGATAAATTTCCTACTGGCCCTTGGTGTAAAGAGGGGGATTTTATAGTTATGCGTCCGTATTCTGGTACACGTATGTATATAGATGGGGAAGAATTTCGTATGTTAAACGATGACAGCATTGATGGTGTTGTTGCAGACCCTCGTGGTTTTTCACGAGCAAACTAGGAGTTAATAATGGCTAAACAAGAACAGGAAGTGGAAGTACAAGAACCTAATTTTGAAATTATAGATGACACCCCCGAAGAGGATAGGGGGAAAGTTCCTATGCCTGAGGATGAAATAGTAGAACCACCTGAGGATGAATTGGATAATTACTCCGATACTGTTAAAAAACGTATCAATAAGATGAACAAAAAACTTCACGATATTAGAAGAGAAAAAGAGACTAAAGAACGAGAAGCTAAAGAGGCGTTTAAGTATGCGGAGTCGATACAACAAGAAAATAAACAACTTAAAGAAAATCTTAAAAAAGGAGAAAGTGTTCTTGTAGAACAATCTAAAGCAAAAGCAGCTGCAGAGTTAGAGGCGGCTAAACAAGCTTATAGAAAGGCTTACGAAGAGGGTGATCCTGATAAAGTAACTGACGCTCAAGTGCGAGTTTCCCAAGCTACTAACGATAAAGCTAAATGGGATGATTACACCCCTCAATATAAACCTCAACATGGAGAATATGACCCATCAAAACGTTCTTATAGAGAAGAAAAACCTTTACAAACAGGGCCAGATCAAGTATATAGTAATAATGAAGTTCCTAAACCAGATGCAAAAGCAGAAGCATGGTTTAAGAAAAACACTTGGTTTGGGAGCGATGAAGAGATGACTGCCCTAGCATATGGGCTGCACGAAAAATTAGTTAAAGGCGGTGTTGATCCACGCAGCGATGAGTATTACGAAAGGATTGATAGCCGTATAAAAGAAGTCTTTCCTACCCGTTTTGAAGGGGAAGTGGAAAGCGGAGATGAGACTGTTACTCTACAACAGAGCAAACCTGCTAATGTTGTTGCACCTGTAAAAAGAAGCCCATCTTCTAAAAAAATCCGATTAACTCAAACACAAGTAGCTTTAGCTAAAAGGTTAAATGTGCCTTTGGAAGAATATGCTAAAAAAGTTGCTGAGTTGGAAAAATAGACAAGATAGGAGATAGTAATGGTTGAACAACGTACACAGAGAGAATTTAAGACCCGTGAAAAAACAACACGCAAAAAAACTTGGGCTCCCCCAACGCAATTACCCGATCCTAAACCGGAAAGAGGTTTTTCTTTTAGATGGGTTAGAGTATCGCTACTAGGGCAAGAAGACGCTCGCAATGTTTCCATTAGATTCCGTGAGGGATGGGAACCTGTTAAATCAGAAGAACATCCTGAATTAGTTGCCGCATATGGACTTACTTCCAATGTAAATAAGTCTGGCAACATAGAAAGCGGAGGCTTAATGCTTTGTAAAATACCGACAGAAGTTGTTGATAGTCGTACAGACTACTATCAAACGCAAAATAGACAACAGTTAGAGTCGGTGGACAATAACTTTATGAGGGAAAATAACCCAAGGATGCCTCTGTTTAGTGATAAACGCTCAACGGTGTCTAAAGGAAATTAACTTATTTAATTAATTATGGAGATTTAACATGGCTTATCCAACTGTCGATGCTCCTTATGGTTTAGTACCAATTAATTTAATTGGCGGCACTCCATATGCGGGTTCTACAAGGCAGATGAAGATAGCTTCCGGTTATGCTACTAACATCTTTAATGGAGATGTTGTAAAAAGAGCTGCCGATGGAACTATCCAGAAAGAAACAGGTACTACTTCTGTTACTGCCACAGGCGTGATTGGTGTTTTTGTAGGTGTTACTTACACAGACCCAAGCACATCCCAAAAAACTTTTAAGCAGTATTACCCCGCCAGCACTGCCGCTTCTGATATTCAGGCGTATATTGTTGACGATCCTAATGTACTAATGAAAGTAGCTGTCGTATCCGGCACGACTACTATCGCTGGTATTGCATATGGCTCTATCGGGTCTAATGCTGCATTAGTTCAAAACGCAGGTAGCACTACAAATGGTAACTCCAAAGTTGCTATTTTAAGCACTAGTGTTGCTACTACTTTATCCTTACCGATGAGAATTGTTGATGTGGTTGAAGAATCCACTGATACATCCGGTAACTACACAGAAGTGCTCGTTAAGTGGAACGCCCCGCACGAAAGCAGTAATGTTGCTACGGGTGGTCATGCTTACATGGTCGGCACTGGTTTATAAGGAGTATAAATAATGGCTATTTCAAGAGCACAGTTATTAAAAGAACTCCTACCGGGCTTAAATGCATTATTCGGTTTGGAGTATGAGAAGTACGGAGAAGAGCACCAAGAGATTTTTGAGCAAGAGTCTTCAGAGCGTAGTTTTGAAGAGGAAGTAAAGCTCTCAGGTTTCAGTGCTGCTCCAGTTAAAAATGAAGGTTCTGCTATTGCGTATGACAACGCTCAAGAGGCTTGGACTGCTAGATATAACCACGAGACCATTGCTATGGGCTTTTCGGTTACTGAGGAAGCAGTTGAAGATAATTTGTATGACAGTCTATCGGCTCGTTACACAAAGGCTCTTGCTCGTGCAATGGCTTACACTAAGCAAGTAAAGGCTGCTTCGATTCTCAATAATGGTTTCGATAGCAACTATACTGGTGGTGACGGAGTTGAGTTATTTTCTACCGCACACCCACTTGTTTCTGGTGGAACTAACCAAAATGAGCCTACAACGGCATCTGACTTGAATGAAACTTCTTTGGAAAATGCAGTCATCACTATTGGTGGTTGGACTGATGAGCGAGGGCTAAAAATTGCTGCTCGTCCTATGAAGTTGATTATTCCTTCAGCTCTGCAGTTTGTAGCAACTCGTTTGATGGAGTCTCAAGGTCGTGTAGGTACGGCAGATAATGATGTAAACGCTCTTCGTTCTATGGGGTCTATTCCTCAAGGATTTGCGATTAATCACTATCTAACTGATACTGATGCATGGTTCTTGACTACTGATGTACCTAATGGTCTTAAACATTTTGTACGTACCGCAATGCAAACCTCTATGGACGGGGATTTTGATACAGGTAATGCAAGATATAAGGCTCGTGAGCGTTATAGTTTCGGATGGAGTGATCCACTCGGAATGTTTGGCTCCCCCGGTGCTTAATTAAAGCATCGACTCCCTTAAAAGACCCACTTCGGTGGGTCTTTTATTTCTATAAGTAACGTGATACTATGTGGATTCCATGATACCTCCTCCTAGGTATTCGGAGGCCCGCTAATAGGTTTTTTCAGTTATACCTGTTAGTGGGCTTTTTTTATTGACTCATTACGTGCTTAGGGGTATAAATGTATCTTTAACTTCTGACAGCGAAAGCTGACACTAGCCAAGACAGGAGATTAATATGGCTAATACTACGTTCTCAGGCCCAGTGCGGTCTAAAGATGGTTTTGATGCCATCATAACTAACACCTCTACAGGTGAAATTACTAATACAATGTCTATGGAAACTTATGTAGCGACTATCACAGTTGCTGACGGTGCTACCACAGGTAAAGAATCTGCTATTGGTATTCCTTCTAATTTTATCCCAATGGGCGTGATGATAGCTGTTACTGGAGCTGCTTCTAACTCTGTTACTCTAAATGATATAGGTACGGATGCTGATACAGATGGATTTGTAGACGGTATTTCCGCTGCAGTAAATTCAACGGGATTTAAAGGGTTTTTCCCTTGCAATGGTGCTTTAGGAATGTCTGGGGGAGCTACTACAGCAGCTACAGCTACTGCAGATGAAGTAGAAGTTGTTGTTTCTGGTGACCCCGGAGCAGACACTACTATTGTTTTAAAATTCTTTGGGCTATCTAGTTCTTCTGACGCATCTTAATTAGGAGGTACTTATGTCTTCTGATGTAAAAGTTGCTAGAGTTACTGCTACAGGCACTCTAGTTAATAGACGAGCTAGACTAAAAGGTATTGTTTACACTGCCGATGGCGATGATACGCTAACATTTAAAGATGGTGGGGGTTCTGGCACTACTATTATGACTTTGTTAGCTCGTATTGAAAATGGTGTAAACGATATTTATATTCCCGATGATGGTATATTATTTGAGACGGACATTCATGTAACTATAGCTGGATCGAATGTTCCTGATGTAACTATTTTCTATACTGGATAGGAGAGTGACTATGTGGACAAAACCTACTTATACAGAAATGCGTTTTGGGTTTGAAGTTACCATGTATATAGCAAATCGGTAATGGCTACTCGTGTAAATAAAAAGAAAATGCCTTGTAATAGGCCAAAGCGTACTCCTAAACACCCTAAGAAATCACATATTGTTAAGGCGTGTAAAGATGGTAAGGAGAAAGTAATACGCTTTGGTCAGCAAGGTAAGAAAGTTGGTACTGTAAAAGGTACAGCAGGTAAACCTAAAAAAGGAGAATCTGCCCGTATGAAAGCTAAAAGGCGTTCTTTTAAGGCTAGACATGGTAAAAATATAAAGAAAGGCAAAATGTCGGCAGCTTACTGGGCGGATAAAGTAAAATGGTAAAAGAGAAAAAACTTACAGAGCGTCAGAAAAATACGCTAAAAAAACATTCAGTACATCATACATCTAAGCATATGACTATGATGCGTAAGTTAATGAAGGGCGGTAGCACTTTTACTGCCGCCCATAAAAAAGCTATGAAGAAGGTAGGCAAGTAATGGAACACAACCCTGAATCTATAAAACCTATTATAGACGGGGTGTCTGCGACTCTAGGGGTTGGAGTGTTTTTTGGGTATATTCAGGCATTAGTTGGAATTTTTACTATTGTATGGTTTGCTATTCGCATATGGGAAACTAAAACGGTGCAAAAATTAGTTAGTAAGGAAAAATAGCTATGGCTACGTATAAAGAACGGGGGATTACTGCTAGAAGAAGATTGGCAGAAATAGATAAAGAGAAAAAAAGAGATAGTACGAGCCTTAAAGCTGTTTTAGAAAGACAGAAAAAAAGAAAACGTGTTATGCGAGAGTATGATGAAGGCCCGGCTGGTGGTAGGCAGAAACGCATAAAAGAACGAATGAGTCGGATAGAAGCAGCCGCTGATAAACTTAAAAGGCCAACTCAAGGTGCTCTAGATAAAATGTCTTTTAAGAAAGCATTTAATGAAAAAAGAGTTAATCAGGGGGCTAAAACTTTTACATGGCGGGGTAAAAAATATACTACTGAATTAGCTAAAGCTAAACCTACAACTAAAGCTAAACCCAAAGCTAAACCCAAAGCAGCTCCTCCAGTTAAACGACTTGATAAAGCTAGAAATAAAAACCCAGAATTACAAAGGCTTCTTAAAGAATCTGATAAAACAACTGCACGAAAGGGCTCTAAAGGTCTTCTTAGTGGCCCTCGTTCTACTGTAGGTATGTTAAAAATAGCTAAAAAAAGAAAAAGAATAAAGGAATTGCAAACACCCAAAGCTGATTATGGTGCTATGAGGGGTGGCGGTAAAGTTATGAGGAAAGGTAAATATGGTAAATAAATATCACAAATTACCACTAGAGCCGGGGGGTAACATATTTGGCCCTTCAGGAGGTGGTTCACGAACAGTTCAATCTGCAGCTGATGTAAGAGAAACTAAAGCTTATAATAAAGAAAGTAAGCGGAGAAAAAAAATGATTGGTAACTACGGCAAGTATGGAGGTAATAAATAATGGCAATGATGGGACTACTGCCTATGGCAGCAAAAAAACTTCGCAAAAAAGGGTATAGACCTTTGGCTATGTTATCCCCTGCAGCTATGGCTATGGGGATGCATAAAAGAGATAAAATGAAATCTATGAAATCTATGAAGCGTGGTGGCATGAACCCCGGTTTAAGAGCTTTAAAAAAAGAAGCCCCTGAAGTAGTTAAACGTATGGGGTATATGTACGGTGGGAAAGTAAAAAAGATGATGGGTGGTGGTAAAGTCATGAAGTATAGTACAGGCGGTATGGCCTTTAAATCTAAATGTGATGGCAAAGCAATTCAAGGTAGAACTAAAGGAAGGATGGTGTGATATGGCAGTTCCAATAGCAGTATTTTTAGCAGGACAAATGGGTAAGGAACTAATTAAACGTGTAGGGCGTACAGCTGCAGAAAAAATAGCTAAAAACCCTAAAAAACGAGCTGATTTTGTCAAGGCGAGAGAAAAAGAACAAATGGCTAAGTCTAGGAAAAGAATGGACATTATGAGAAAAGCCCAAAAAGATGCCATGAGAAAGGATAAACCTGCTTCTTCGTATTCAGGATCAACTCGTAATACCGGAGGTGCTGGTAAAGGTGACAAACCTCTTAAGGCAGTAGACGAAATGATGAAAAAGAATATGTCTCGGATGAGGATGATGGGCGGTGGTATGGCTATGAAGGGCAAAAAGAAAATGATGGGCGGTGGTAAAGTCATGAAGTATAGTAAAGGCGGTAAAATAGATGGTATTGCTCTAAGAGGCAAAACTAGGGGAAGGAATAGATAGTGGCGACTAGTGGCACAGCAGCGTTTAACCCAGACATAGCGGAGATATGCGAAGAGGCATTTGAACGCTGTGGGTTAGAGATGCGTAGTGGTTATGATTTAAGAACTGCTAGACGTAGCCTTAATATAATGTCTGCTGAATGGTCTAATAGAGGGTTAAACCTATGGACTGTAGCAGAAGGCACAGTATCTATAACAGCTGGCACTGCTACTTATACGTTACCATCAGATACTATAGATTTGTTAGAGCATGTTATTCGTACAGGTTCAGGCTCAACACAGTCAGATCAATCCCTTACCCGTATTTCAGGCTCTACTTATGCTACACTGACATCTAAAAATAGTGAGGGAAAGCCCGTACAAATTTATGTGGATAGACAAGCAACTCCAACAGTTACGCTCTGGCCTGTGCCAGATTCCGCATCTACTTACACATTGGTGTATTGGCGTATTCGCAGGATTGAAGATGCTGGTGCTGCTGCTTCTAACACTTATGATGCTCCTAGTCGTTTTATCCCTCCTTTGGTTGCAGGGCTTGCTTATCAAATAGCACTAAAACGACCAGAAGTAGACCTTAACAGAGTGGCATTATTAAAAGCTGCGTATGAAGAACAATTTACCCTAGCTGCAGATGAAGATAGGAGTAAAGCTTCAGTGCAGTTTGTGCCTAGTATAAGTTCAGTATAGGAGAAACTATGAAAGAAAAAACTATGTACCAACAACCTAAAAAAGTACCTGTGCCTGATTTTGCAGGGTATCCAAACAATATTCCTTCAACACAGACTATTCCAATGAAAGGAAAAGGAGCTTCTACTAGAGGGAATAAAGTAAGTAAAAGATTAGCGTAAGTATGCCTAAATACGCTACAGGAAAACATGCGTTTGGGTTTTGTGATCGGACAGGATTTAGGTATAAACTCAAGGATTTAAAGCATGAGTATAGTGCGGGTGTGCGTACAGGACTTAGGGTTGGTAAAGATGTTTTTGATAAAGATCACCCACAGAATTTTTTGGGTAGGTATAAGATAAGTGACCCGCAAGCGTTAAAAGACCCTAGACCAACAGGGGCTATAGCAGGTAGAGGGGCTTTTGGTTGGAATCCTGTAGGGGATGGTAATTTAAGTTTATCTGGAACAGTTAGCACACAAATGAGTTCTGGAGTAGGAACAGTAACGGTGACAGTATCATGAGTCCAATAGACGATATAGGAAACGAATTAGATACGGTGGCTCCTCCACCACCTGTAATAAAAGACCCTATGGATGATTATGCAGTGGTTCCTCCACCACCTGTAATAGTTGATCCTATAGAACAACCTACACAACCTCCATCTGTACAATCAACACAGCCTGTACAGCAAAGTCAGCAACGTCAGCAATTTAATCCCTATAACTATTTAATGCAGCAGTTTCAAAGTTATATGAGGCCACCTCAATATTCTCCTTTTGGGTATGGTGGTAGAAGTATGTATGGATTGGGTTCTTACGGGATGTCCCCAATGATGGGGTATGGCGGTTATGGTGGCTACGGAATGTCTCCTATGATGGGGTATGGTGGAGGATATGGTTCACCTTTTGGGGGTGGGCTTATGTCTTTATTTAGTGGATATATGCGATGAATTACACAGAACTTAAACAAGCTATTCAGGATTACACAGAAAATGCCGAAACTACGTTTGTAAATAATATAGATTCTTTTATTAAACAAGCAGAAAGACGCATATATAATGAGGTACAGTTACCTGTGCTTCGTAAAAACTCTACGGGTCTTACAGCCTCAGGAAATACTTATTTACAGTTACCGGATGATTTTTTAGCTGCGTATTCCTTGGCGGTTATAAATAGTGGGGCGTATTCTTATTTAATAAATAAGGATGTAAACTGGATACGAGAGGCATATAACAGCACTTCTACTACTGGGTTACCTAAGTATTATTCTTTGTTTGATGACGATACTATATTAATGGCTCCAGTGCCTGATGCTGCATATTCTCTCGAATTACATTATTACTATATGCCCGCATCTATTGTTACAGCGACAACTACATGGTTAGGAACTAATTACGAGCAGGTTTTGCTGTATGGGTCTTTATTGGAAGCCTATACTTTTATGAAGGGTGATCCAGACCTTTTGGCTTTGTACAAAGAACGATATGCGGATGGTATGCGTCAGCTAAAGATGTTAGGAGATGGTAAAGATAGACGAGATGCCTATAGATCAGGGCAAGTTAGATATGAGGTAACTTAATGCTTGGCGAGATACTTAATGGTAGTGTTGGGAATGTAACGGTAAATACAACTTCTAATAGGGGGTTAACCCCTGAAGAGCTTACAGAGATGGCTATTGCTAATATAATCTATGTAGGTAAAGACGCACCAAAACCCTTACAAGATCAAGCTATGGCCTATCAAAATAGGTTAAAACAGGTTATATTACACTATTTGAAACAAGCAGTTAAAAGTGATAGAACTACTTTGGTAAACAAGTTAAATAACGCTGGACATACGGATGCAGCAAAAATTATCAGGAGACTTTAATGGCAATTACACAAGCAGTATGTAACAGCTTTAAAAAAGAACTTTTAGTCGGGGCACATGATTTTGATGCGTCTTCGGGGGATACTTTTAAATTAGCTTTATATACATCAAGTGCTAGTTTAAGTGCGAGCACTACAGCATTTACTACTTCTAATGAGGTTTCAGGCACAGGTTATTCTTCGGGGGGAGCTAGTTTAACTTCTATAGACCCCGCTTTAGATAGTAGTACGGCTGTATGTGATTTTAGTAACTTAACTTTTTCTACAGTAACAGTTACAGCTCGTGGAGCGATGATATACAACTCTACGCCTAATACTACATCTGCTTCACTAACTAATCCTGCATGTGTCATATTAAACTTTGGCAGTGATATTACAGCTACAGCAGGAGACTTTACAATTACCTTTCCAGCTGCAGGTGCATCTACAGCTATAATAAGGTTAGCTTAGGAGATGATAGATGGCGTTTGTATTAGCAGACAGAGTTAGGGAGACTACAACTACTACAGGAACTGGAACTATAACTCTAGGTGGAGCAGCTCAATCATATCAAACTTTTGCTTCTGCCATAGGAAATACTAATACTACTTACTACGCTATAGCTCATCAAAATGCTAATGAATTTGAGGTAGGGTTAGGTACAGTATCAACTTCTGGTTCAAATACTTTAGCTAGAACTACGGTACTAAAATCAAGTAACTCCAATAATGCTGTAGATTTTTCTGCAGGAACTAAGGATGTATTTGTTACGTATCCTTCAGAAAAGGCAGTCACTACTAGCGATGCCCAAACTCTTACTAACAAGACCATTGATGCAAGTCAGTTGTCGGGTACTGTGGCAAATGCTAGATTGGACGCTCAATTACAAGATGTGGCAGGATTAGCTGTTACTAATGGTAATTTTATAGTAGGCGATGGGTCTAATTTTGTTGCTGAATCAGGGGCTACAGCAAGAACCTCATTAGGTCTTGGAACTTCAGCTACCTTGGATACGGGTATATCTAACACTAATGTAGCTAAATTTACTTCTGGTGTGGCAGATAATGATTTCCTTAGAGTAGATGGGACTTCTATAGAGGGTAGAAGTGCGTCTGAGGTTTTAAGTGATATTGACGGTAGAACAGCTGCACAAATAACAGCCACGGCACAAGCTATGGCTATAGCTTTAGGATAAAAAAATGGCATTTAAATCAAAAGCAGTTTCAAGTATTTCAAACTCATCCGGTAGTCCTACGACTATATCAGATACGGTTTCTTCCTCCACCACTCATGTGATTGTTGGTTTAACGGTATCAAATAAATCTGCTTCCAATATTACCGCAACAGTTACCTTTACAAAAGATGGGGGGTCGGCTATTCACTTAGTAAAAGATGCCCCCATAGCTGTGGGTGGTACATTGGTTTTGATTGGAGGCGATCAGAAATTAGTAGCAGAGGAAGGGGATTTGTTGAAAGCCTACGCTAGTGCAGCAACGGCTGGTGACGTTATTTTAAGCTATTTAATTGGAGATTAAATGAGTTATCTCGGAGCATTTTCGGACAGTTATATAGGTGATAGAGCTAAATTTGCTGGCTCTGGTGGAACAGGATCATTTGGTGTATTGGAGCATGATGCCACGGTAACAGCGGATTACACTCTAGGGGAAAACAAAGCGGTAGCTCAAAATGCTATTGCAACTAATTTAACTATAGCAAGTGGGGTTACTCTCACCATTCCTAGTGGTAGTGTTTTGGAGATTGTATAAGGAGATAATATGGCAATAACATTAGACGGAACTGAAGGAATTACGATACCCGATGGCAAAACTTTGGGGTCAACTAGTGATTCAGATGCTATAGCTATCGCAAGTGGTGGAGCAGTTACATTTAGCCAAAAAGATGTACATAGTTCAGGTATTACTATAGCTGACGGTGGGAATATCGGGTCAGCAAGTAATACTGATTGCATTTCGATTGATTCGTCTGGAAACGTCAACATGGATCATGCGTTGGAAATAGCGTGGGGTCAGTATTCACCTGCTTTGCGAATAGGTGACGCTGCCTATGTAATGTTTGTCACATCAGGCAAGTTAGTTTTATCAAACAGTTCTGGTGGTGTCGAGTTAGGAAGTGGTGGAACTTCGTGGGGTTCTTATTCAGATGAGAGAGGAAAAGACATTATTGAACCCATAGAAAATGCTTTGACCAAAGTTAATTCATTGCGAGCAGTCATTGGCAAGTACAAGGTAAAAGAAACGCATAGTGAAGATGTTTTATACTCTGAGCAAGAGTGGAAACCCGCAGGAAAGTCAACAGGTGATGTCAAGAACGCAAAAGGTTCTGCAAAGGTAGGAGATGATGAAGGGGTTAGACGAAGTTTTTTGATAGCACAAGATGTGCAAGCGGTTCTGCCAGAGGCGGTTGA